GAGGACAGCATGAATAATTTGGACGAAAAAAATAATGTTTTGGATCAGGTAATAGACGATGACTACGCGATCTATCACGCCGATACGGTCGATGTAGCGGTAGATATCCCGTCTAACTCGGTAGGGTTTTCGATATTCAGCCCACCCTTTGAAACGCTGTATACCTATAGCAATTCCGACAGGGATATGGGAAACAGCAAAACATCGAACGAATTTTGGGATCATTACCGATATTTGATCACTGAACAATTCCGCGCAATGCAACCAGGCCGATTGGTAGCGATCCATTGCATGAATTTGCCGACATCGAAAACCAATCACGGATTTATCGGGATACGTGATTTCAGGGGCGAAATTATACGAGCATATACCGATGCTGGGTTTTATTACCACTCCGAGGTTTGCATTTGGAAGGACCCTGTTGTAGCGATGCAACGAACTAAAGCGCTTGGACTTTTGCACAAGCAACTGCTGAAAGATTCGGCTATGTCTCGCCAGGGAATACCGGATTATCTCGTAGTGATGAGAAAGCCGGGAGAAAATCAAACTCCGGTAACAGGGCCGTTAAATCACTTTGTCGGTGAAGATGTGCCGGATAATTTCAAACAGGTCAAATACGACGACAACCGCACGGCCTATGTGCAGGCGAATTCATCCGCAACCCCTATCGACATCTGGCAGCGATACGCCTCGCCGGTCTGGACTGACATTCGGCAAACCCACACGCTGCAATATCAAACGGCGCGGGCAAGTGATGACGAGCGGCATATCTGCCCGCTACAACTAGACGTAATCGAGCGATCCTTGCAGTTATGGTCGATGCCGGGTGATGTGGTCTGGTCCCCTTTTATGGGTATCGCGAGCGAAGGCTACGTTTCCGTCCAACTCGGCAGAAAGTTTATCGGAGCCGAATTGAAAGCGAGTTATTTCGAACTAGCAAAAAGGAATATGGCGCAGGCGACGAAAATTCAGGAGGAACTGTTTTGAGTTATTCGGATTTCATAACCGGGAAGCAGATCATTTCGATGTCAGCGGGGTTTGAGCCAAACAAGGCATTTTACCCTGTTGATTTACTCCCGCACGAAGAAGCCTGTATTACCTGGGCATGTAAGCGCGGCAGGGCGGCTTTGTTTTTGGATACCGGGCTAGGCAAGACGTTATGTCAATTGACGTGGGCGGACCAGGTGCAGCGCCATACTGACGGCTATATTCTGATTCTCGCGCCCTTGGCGGTATCCCATCAAACCGAGCGGGAGGCGGTAAAGTTTGGATTGGTTGCCAGTGTGGTAGCCGACGATACTGAAATAGGCGAGCCGGGAATTTACATCACGAATTACGAAAAACTGGATCATTTCGACCCTGAAATATTCTCTGGCATTGTGCTCGATGAATCGTCGATTTTGAAAGGGATGCAAGGAAAGGTCAGGAAGAAAATCACCGAGTCATTTCTCACGACTCAGTACAAATTGAGTTGTACCGCAACGCCAAGCCCGAATGATTTTATGGAGTTGGGAACGCAGTCGGAGTTTTTGGGGATTATGTCGCAGACCGAAATGCTCGCGATGTATTTTATTCACGACGGTGGCGATACATCGAAGTGGCGGTTAAAAGGCCACGGTAAAAGCCGATTCTGGGAGTGGCTCGCAACGTGGACAATATTCATTCGCTCGCCGGCTGACTTGGGATTTGACGGCTCTGATTATGACCTACCCGATATTCACTATCACGATCACGTTATCGATACGACTCCGGTGGATTCACTATTCACCGAACCGGCTCTATCACTGGTAGATCGTAATCGGGCACGGAAAAATTCAGCGGAAGATCGATGCAAACTGGCGGCGGAGATCGCGAACAAACTGGATAGCTGTGTGATCTGGTGCAATCTCAATGCCGAAAGTGAACTGCTATCGAAACTGGTCACTAATTCGGTTGAGGTAAAGGGATCTGATACCAACGATCACAAATCAAAATCGTTGCTTGGGTTTGCGACTGGTGACGTAAAGAAACTTATCAGCAAACCAAAAATAGCAGGGTTTGGGATGAACTGGCAAAGCACATCGGATTGTATTTTTGTCGGCCTTTCGGACTCATGGGAATCGTTTTATCAAGCCATTAGACGTCAGTGGCGATACGGGCAAGAAAACCCCGTAAATGTGTATATCATTTCAGCCGACACCGAGGGCGCGGTGGTTGAAAACATCCGCAGGAAAGACACGCAGCACGAAGACATTATGAATTCCATGATGGACCACATGCGCGAACTCACGAACAAGAGCGTATTCGGTGCGGAGATAGAAAAGGCCGATTACTTACCCGACCAGCCGATCGATATACCGGGGTGGATCTATGCAAACTAGGCTCGGATCGTTCATCGAATCCTTCGTGAATATTCTGATTGGATATTTTGTAGCGTTGGCTTCGCAAATCATACTGTTCCCGCTTTTCGATATTCACGTTTCGCTGCAAACCAATTTATGGATTGGCGCATGGTTTACCTTAATCAGTTTGGCGCGGAGTTACGTTATTCGGCGCTGGTTTAACGCGAGAATCCACAGGACGATAGAGAGGCTAACAGCATGAGCACCTCTATCGTAATCGCAGACCGCCCGTTTCAAATCCTGTGTTACGGGAAATTTACCGAGTTAGCGGGGGGTAAAAAATGGGACAGGCAATAAGCAACAAAAAACCCGGCGGCGAGCTGGTCGACCCGGCCGAGGTAATCGTCGCGCTGCGCCAGCGGCGCCGGCACGGCATCGCCGACCAGGAGAACCCGCATTTTATCGTTTCCCTGGTCGGCCTGGACCGCATTTTGTCGGCATTCGACCAGTTAACCGACGCCAGCGCCGACGAAGCGTCCGCGATCGCGCGGCGCGTCGAAGCGCGGGATATGCAATTGCGCCTGGCCGGGAATTAGCTATGTCAAATCTCGTTTTTGGGCTGGTCTGGAATCGGTTTCCTGGTAAAGGTGGCGAACTGTTGACCATGCTTGCGCTCGCCGATTGGGCCGGCGACGACGGCGGCAGGATATACCCGAGCATCGAAATTCTAGCCGCAAAAATCCGACATTCCGAGCGTCAAACCCGGCGGCTGTTGCGTTCACTGGAGGGAAACAACTGGATTAAACCAGTCACCGAAAAGACCGGCGGTCGGGGTAAAACCACGCATTACCAGATGAATCTAGAAACCCTGACAAAATGTCCAAAACTGTTAAATAAAACCCGGACACCGGCGACCATAAACCCGGACATAGCTATGTCACAAAAGGCGGACACGATTTTGGCGGAGAGCGCGCCAGTTAGCCAATCTGTGCAGGAACCGTTATTAACCGTTAATAACCGTTATAGGGGGCAGCCTGTGGATAACTCTGGAAAAACGGATATCACGACGCTCCAAAGCTATAGGTCGTCGCTTGAAAAACTCTCGAAACAAGACGAAGGGACCGCCGCCGAAATCGAGCGAATCGACGAGCAAATCAGGCAATTGATCATTAGCAGCGGTTCAACGGGTCAGCTCGAATTATGAAACCCCGTTACGAATTCATTTTTCCAGAGGCGACACCATCGAATAACCAGGTCATGCGCTGGCATTTATGGAACCGGAAAAAAGAAAACGATCGCGTACATTGGATCATGCGCCAGATTATCGGGCCGATATCAAAACGCGAAACGCTCGAATTGTGCGAGCTGCACATAACCCGACACGGCGCCCGCCAGCTCGACTATGACAACCTGGCCGGCGGTTTTAAGTTCCTGATCGATTCCCTGGTGAATAACAGAGTCATTCTCGACGACCGCCCGGCGTGCATCGTCGAAAAACGATTTGAGCAAGTGAAATGCAAGCGCGCCGAGCAACAAACCATTATCCAAATCTATGACCGAGGCAGAATATGATCAAAAAACAAATCATTCTTGAAGCGATCGCCGATAAGGGCGCATTGAATACGATCGAGATTTTCGAACTGGTCGGCGAGCAAACCAAACAGAGCCGCGCGCAGGTCGCGTGTTATTTGGCCTTTTTACGAAACCGTGACCAGGTGATCGAGGGTGGGATCAGTGGCGCGCGCTATATGCTCACGAAAAAGGGTATCAGCTATTTGCAGACAGAAGACGCGGGGCAAGCACAGGACCACGAACCCGCGACCGGCGAAACGTGCGACGGGCATGATTGCGACGATCCGACCCATTACCACGACGAACCCGACGACGACGCCGGCATCGATGCCGAGTTTCACCGTTTCATCACCGAACCGCCCGCGCGCGATACGATCCCCGAATTGCTCGCGATGGATGCAATTTCGCGCGCCCTCGATGCTGTCGCGCATTCGCCGAGTGCGATGCACCGGGTCCTGGATTGGGTTGACGCAAAATTTAGAAATACCCCGAGAGGTTAAAAAAATGTTAATGAATTCCCCGTCCCACACGACCGTAATCAAATCTTACATGGCAGCCAAGGAGCGCGGCCGGCTGCTATCCGAGTATGCCCGCAACATCGACCGATTAATTTCGTTCAATAATCGGCGCATTGCGCTCGGCATGAGACCGTTTAATTTCCCGACTGCACTCGTCAAGGCCGGCCGCGATTTGCTGCGCGCCGCTTGATAACTTTTTACCGCTAGTCCACCATTGCCGGACTAATGCAACCTGACCGAGGCACGACATGCGATATTTTCTATTTTTGATTTTGGCGTTTTTTCTCAGTTCCCAGGCGCTCGCCGCCGACACTCGACCCGTGCAAGTCACCTGGACACCGCCGGCGCAAGTGGCGCCACCGGCCGAAATTACCGGTTATCGAATCTATTACCAGTACGCCGGCGCCGCCGAGCAATCTGTCGATGTCGATGGGTATGATTCGGTAATTCATTTGCTGCCGGCCATGTCCTATGGCGATGCCTCGTTTCAAATGACCTCGATTTGTCCGGGTTGCGATATCAAGGAAAGCGAGCGCAGCCCGCCGATCGCGGTAAACATTGGCCCGGTTATCTACCCGAACCCGCCCGGCAATATCAAAATCAGAATTAAGATTGTCATTACGCAATAGGGGGCATCTATGGCAAATTTAATCCCGCGCTCTGACGGCGCCGTTATTGCGCCGGCTCAGGTTTTTACGATTATCCAGAAAAACGCGACGACACTCGCAAAGGACGCTTTTCGCCTGAAAACCAGTAAAAATATTCGAGAGGCGATCACGCTATACGAGCAATGTCGCCGGTTTGCGAGTCCGGGGGATGGGCTGGCGAAGTGGAAAGGTAACGCGCTGTTGCAGGATTACGCAAACAGCATTCACCCCGACGCAAATTATGATTTCGATGCTGCGCTCGACGCGTGCATCGACGCATATACTGCCTACGCGCTATGGTTTCGCAATAACGTCACGGACCTGGCCAAGAACCGAAAAGACGAAAACGGCGACATTGTGCCGGTCGTGCATACGTTCGACGGCGCCGGCGCTCGCTTAAACGCCATTATCGCAACGGTTGAGTGACCGGGTATGGCGAAGGGCTGGCGACCGTTGCATTATTTGCTGGATGATCGGCGAGCGATCACGACGACGGCGAAAGCCGGCAGCACGTCACTAGCGCGCGCCTTTCCCGGCAAGGCCGGGTTAACTGACCTGGAATGCATCGCCAGGGGGTTGCGGATTGTGCTGATTATTCGCAACCCATGGGACCGATTGCGGTCCATGTATCACGGATTTGCGGACCGATTGACGCCGGCCGAGTACGTCGACCACGTCTTAACACATCGCAATCCACACTGGTCGCCACAAGTCGAACAGCACCCCATTTACGACGACGCCGTTAAACTGGAATGCATCAACGACTGGTGGCCGTTACCGGGCGGTTTCCCTTGGGCAAACGCGCGCGGTTCAGTACTGCCAACAAATCACCGTCGCCGCGATTTGGCGAAAATGTTTTATGTCGATTGGCAGGTATGGCGGGCGGCATATGGCGACCGCTGAACTTGCCAATACCGACGGCGACCCGCTCGACGATACCGCGAGTTCCGGTACCGGGCACAGTTTTAGTTACACCATCCCGTCGGATGCCGAGGCGGTTATTTTTATGGCGTTCGGCTATACCGAAACGAAGCACGCCGACGGAATGTGCGACGAAATAAATTTCGACGACGGCGCAACGCTCGATTTTTCGCACGTCGTAAGTGAACGCTATGACGATTCCTACGATTATTGGGATGTGTCGATTTACATCATGACGGACAGTGACGCGAACTGGCCCGGTACCGGGGCGAAAACAATCTACTGGGAAAATAGAACGACCTATTTCGGCGAGGGTATGCGCGTTTGTGCCTTTAGCGTCAAAGGCATTGATTCCGCCGACCCGATCGGAAACACCGACGGCAGCGAACACGACGGGCCGGATTCGATTACGCTCAGCGATAACGCCGCCGATCGCCTGGCCGTGCTCGGCGTTTATAGCTACGGTTACACCGCCGTCAATTACACCAACGAAAACAGCCAGACTGTTGTCGACGAGCAGCCGGTTTTTAATCAGGCGTCGTACTCGATCGCAGTCAAGAACAACGAAGACGTGATGACCTGGTCACCGGTCGATAATTTCGCCGTCGCGGCGGGTTTTACCCTGCTAAATGGCGACGACACCGTCGCGCTGGTGATCGCCGACGCGCTGCACGCGCACAGCGCCGATAATATCGCGCTAACCCAACAAAATACGCTCGCGATCGCCGAGGCGCTGCACGGCCATACCGCTGACAATGTCGACCTGGTTCAGGCGTATACGCTCGCGATCGCGGACGCATTGCACGACCATGCCGCCGATACGGTCGACCTGACCCAGGCGAATATCCTCGCGATCGCCGACAGCCTACACGCGCACGCCGCCGACAACGTCGACCTGGTTCAGGCGAATATCCTCGCGATCGCCGACAGCCTACACGCGCACGCCGCCGACAACGTCGACCTGGTTCAGGCGAATATTCTCGCGATCGCCGACGCGCTGCACAGTCACGCCGCCGACAATGTGACGCTATCGAGCGGCGTCGCGCTGATCCTGGACGACGCATTGCACGGCCATACCGTCGACAATATCGACCTGGCCCAGGCGAATATCCTCGCGATTGCCGACAGCCTGCACGCGCACGCCGCCGACAATATCGATTTGACCCAGGCGAATATCCTCGCCATTGCCGACGCGCTGCACGGCCATACCGCCGACGAACTGACGCTATCCAGCGGGATTATTTTGGTGATCGCCGCCGCGCTGCACGGTCATATCGCCGACAGCGTCGACCTGGTTCAGGCGAATATCCTCGCGATCGCGGATAGCCTGCACGCGCACGCCGCCGATAATGTCGACCTCGATACGGCCGCGATCGCGCTCGATATTGCCGACGCGCTGCACGGTCATGCCGCCGGCGTCGTCGACCTGACCCAGGCGAATATCCTCGCCATTGCCGACGCGCTACACGGTCATACCGCCGACGCGTTACAGCTCACGCAACAGCATGTTTTGATTATCGACGACGCCTTGCATGGCATGATTTCCGATAATGTGACGCTGGTCGAGGGTTCGGTTATTCCCGAAATCGCCGGCGTGTTTGTCATTGAGGCGGCCGACCGAACTTTACTTATCGCGCCGTCTAGTCGTAAACTGATCGTTGAACCAAGCGGGCGAACGCTGGTTTCTAAGCGAACCCACTAGCCCGCGAGGTTTGAACATGAAAATAGAAGCGCTCGAAGTAGTAAAACATCACCCCCATTATTTGCAGCCCGGCGATATCATCACGATCGACGACGAAACCGGCGATTACCTGGTCGGCAACGGCTGGTGTAAGAACGTCGAAACCGGCGAGGTTGGCGACCGCGTCGCCGGCGCGAAGCCTGTCACGCTGGACATTCATAACGGCGCCATTGGCACCAGCGATACGGGGGCTTAAGTCATGGGTAAACTCGTACACGACGACGTGTTAGATGGGGCCTTTGAAGTACTCGACGCCGGCGACATTATGACCGCCTGCTCGGCCGAACCGTCAACCCGCACCGAGGCTGTGACGACCTATGCGCTTGCGGACATCGCGATGACGCCGGTCTCCGATTACACCAAGGCAAACGGCGACACCAGCGGCCGAAAATGCACGGTCGCGGCGAAAAATGCGGTAGACATCGATAGCAGCGGCACGGCGACGCATGTGCCAATCTGCGACGCCACAAGGTTACTATACGTCACGACCTGCACCAGCCAGGCGCTAACGGCGGGCGGCACGGTATCGTTTCCGGCATGGGACATTGAAATCGCCGACCCGACGTAATGACCTTTCCGTCACTCGATCCTAAAGACCCGGACGCGTCGGTTTTTTACGAATGGGATTTTTCGAACTGGCTCGGAACGGGTGAAACCATTTCTAGC